GGGATGCTAGTAGTTGAATCACGTTGTCGTATTTCACCACATCCTTCAACACTATCACAAAGAGGCGCTATTTCAACAATCGGTTTACCATCAACCTTTTCACGAATTTGATAGGGAATACCCTCAAAAGCACAACCCTTTGTTCGACAAGTATAGAACGTCAGAAAGGTAGGGCCATCATAAATAACAACGCCCAATTCATCAACAATTTTCATGCTACCCACCTTGAATGAATCGCGGACCAACCGCTCACTCGTGATGTACCCGTTCCTCCTACTTTTTTGACGTTAAAGAAAGTAGCAAAGACTCTCCGAATAGTTGTTACTCCCGTAAGGGAAGTCCAATCTATAGACAACAACTTGGTAGAAGTCGATCCGGCTATAGATACTTCACCTATGATGTAACCCTCGCTTCCCCCACCATCGCTATTGTAATCATGCAAGTCAACTTCGACCTGCGCGTACATCGTTCCATCGGTCACTGATGAAGAGAGCCAGGGAAAGGCCCTAACCTGAAGGGTCAATCCAGCATCAGCATAGGGCTTGTACTGAAACTCATTGATAAAACCCATGTTTGCATATCCATAACCTGTCCCTGTAGCTCTATCCGTTGACCCGGATTTATCGTCACAAGATCCAGTTATGAAAGCCTGAGAAACCCACTTTCCGTAGGTGGCGTCGTAGACGACAGTAATGAAATCAAATGGTGTTGAACCAGCACGAATCAATCCCATTTTCCCATCAGCAGCGGTACCAAGTCCTGAAATAGTGGTTCCAGTTGAAATCGCGCTAGCCCATGCCTCAAGGTCAGTTATGGCCTTGACAGTAGGACCAGCAACGATTTGATCTCCCACGATAATCGCACGAGCAGAAGAACCTTCTTGCGCTCGTGTAAGCGTGAGAGTATCGGTTGAACGTGCTGTTACACGGACAACTTCAGCAGCAGAAGGCAAAGGGGTTGTCGCCGCTGGGAAAATTGTAGCATTGAACGGTACAGTAGGAAAACGAGAACCCTCACCAGCAGTAACGACCAAAGACGTTCCTGAAGTTGCTGGCGAAGGAGCTGTCGCTACTTTTGAATACGCGAAGTTTTTGTGTACGTCAAAAGAAGGTGAGCCCATGATCCTCCCTCAGCGGAACAGGAGGCTATTCCCACCAATAGCCTCCTTAATTCCATTTAGTTTTCATTTTAGGTAGGAAGGACTACCTTCTGCACGCTGTTTTCAAGCTCAGCGTAAATTCCACGCCTTGTTCGACCCACTACCTGAGCCTCGACAAGTCGTGAGATGTTAGAATTTCCAGCGTCGATCCTTAGATCATGCTCTACAAACTCAAGCATTCGACGCTGCGGGAAGATACAGAATGCCTCACCCTGAGTTACACCAGGATAGTTATACGTTTCCGTTCCCATTTCAACATCAGCACCATCATAGTAAATGATCGTGCTGATAGGAACGCCACGAAGCTGATTTCCGTCCGTATCAAGAACAGGCTCAAGAAGCGCAGCCTCAATCTTGAAACGATCTAGCTCAGACGCAAGGACAACACTCCACGTTCGCTGTGGCCTATCCTCAATTCCTGCCTGATAGGCAGTCTGGAAAGTCCGAAGAGTCCGCTCTACAAGACTTGCTCCCGCTGTCGTATCAGCCGCAGTTGTATTAGACGCTGGATATGACGGAGTTGCATCAGCATTGTGATCGTAGAGGAAAATCGGACTCAAGTGTGCATGATTGAGGAAATAGTTGTAGGCCCGACCGAACGCCTGATTTACAAGCTCGAATTCCCAGGTTGAATCCCATACCTCCATATCCTCAGTCCACTCGAAACCGAGTGCCCAAGTCCGCAACCGAGCACTCTTCGGCACACCCTTCTGAAGCGTTCCAAACTGTACCTCCCCACCTTCCAGTTTTTCAAAGAACACACCATTGGCCTGAAGTGAATTCTCCCCAATGTCTACATTTTTTCCAGGGAACGGGCCATTGACCCGGCGGTAAACCGGGCCATAGAGAATGGGAACCTCTGCCTGCCCGAATTCAACGTCTACGCGGACTTTCTCCACCAAGTCCATTAGGCCATCAGACGTTGTAATCATCTCGCCAATGGTAGCCTCAAGCTCGATGTAATCAACTTCGGTACCTTTTTCGGCAATTTCAGCCCGAAGATCGTTGTAGCTGAGAATGCGCGCCATCTGTGAATTTCCCTCCTTTCTCTTTCCTAGACCAGCAGAAGTTTGAGCGTGGCGTAACCATTTGAATTCCGAACACCCTCTACCTTGGCAATAGTTGCCACTGTCCGAACGTCAGAAGCCTCATCCACGAGATCTGTAGAAGCTTTTGCAAAAGTAGAAGCACCAGGATTAGAAGACCATTTGACATATCCCCCGCGTGTCCCACAAGTGCCTGTTGGCACCTTACAGCGCCAAATCGACTGACACACTTCAAGTGCAATAGCCCGATCTTCCTCATCTACCGTAATTTCATCCAATGCGAAACCTGTCCAACCATTGATTCTGTAAAGCTCCCCTTTCTCAATTAGAGTTGCATCAGGAGCAGTCACATCCACAGCTTCGCCATCCGTAATCTTGCGGCCCATTGAATTTTACCTCCTTTCAAAATTACGAGTTGAGTTCGTCCTGCTTTTTCTCGATGGCTTCCTCTACAGTCTTGTAAACCGCTCCCGAGTCTTCATAACGATTTACAATCTCATCAAGAGCCTCCTGAGAGTCAGCCTTTTCAACTTCTGCTTTCCAATCCTTCGCTTTCATCTCTTCGCTAGACGCTTCTGCCGCCTCTGCACGCGCTTGAGAAGCACTCGTCCCATCTTCAAGAGGGAGCATCCTCACACCGTCAGTTCGAGGGTTATCGGATGAAAACGGTGGGTGGCCGAGAACAATCGGCTCCATTTCAGCCATTTCAATAGCCTCCTGATCTTCTAGAGTTGCGGAAGGATAGAGTTTTCCAGACGTTTTATTTCCCGATGCAGGACTCAATTTCCCTCCTTCTAGACGCTTACTCTGCGCTTACTATAATTCAGTTTTCCAGTCCGAGACTTAGGCTTGTCCTCAGTACCTTTCGACTTCGTACCAAAGGAAGCTCCACCTGTATTGTCACGCCGTCGTTCCTCACCGGAAACACCACTCATCTCGGAAATTACAGCCTTGACTTCCTCATCCCCATCCACAATTTCCTGGACGCGATTCTCAATCTTCTCCTCATCAGCCTCCTTGTCCTGAAATTCAGTAACAATCTGCTCGCCAATCAAGCGATGAACAAGCTTCTGTGCTACACCACTCTTTCCAGCGACCTTCTCAACTGCCTTGTTGACAAGTTCCTTAATTTCAGCCTTTGCAGACTCCTCGACACGCTCCAAGAGATCAACAACTGCCTGAATCGGATCAGCCTTCTCATCCAAACCAAGCTTTTCCCGAATCGAAGCAACAGTGAGCTTTTCAGGCTCAAGAGCCGCCACTGAAGTCTCCATCTCAGAAATCTTCACCGTTAGAGGCTCTGTGACCTTACGCTCAATTTCAGCAACAAGAAGTGGCGCATGAGTCCGAAGCTCACTTTCATCCAAAGCCGTAATGTCTTTGGGCTCCACCTTGCTTCCTCCCTCCATTTCAGTAGTGATTGCTGCAATCCGTCCTGGCATCCCTCCGCGATTCTTTCTTGCGAAGTCAATGCTTTCGAGTGTGAATTTCTTTACTCTCCACCCCCCTCTTGTGGGAGACAGCGTAGAATCTCCACGAACAGAAACACTGTTGATTGCCTCATGCTCGACATACTCTCGCTCACGTACCTCCGATTTCGGTAACAGATAACCCTTGACCCTTGCAATAACCTTTTCACCAACGCGCTTAACAGCCGCTCCAAGCCAAATTGCCTGTACGGGAGGAAATTCAGTATCATCCAAGTTGGCCGGAATATGACCAAGATACGCCACAGGTCGTTTTTCATTAACTTGTCTTACAATTCCCTCCACGACTTCAGGAGGCCACTCACGTTTTGAATTTGACCACCCTGACTCAATTTCAGCGATGATGAATTTTGCATCAGGATCTTTCTCTTTGATCTTGGCGATTTTCTCAGGAGAAATCGGAATATCAGCACCGACATCTTCAAGAGCGCCAATTTCAGAAATTTTGGCTTCAATGTCCTGACTCTGATTTTGAAGTATCTTGTCGTCGGTCAGAGCCGTCATAGCTCACCGCCTTCGCAAAGCTCTATTCGCACTTCGATCCCGAACACGCTTCCCAATTGTCGAGCTTTCAATTGGAACATCACGATGCCTACCTGAAATCACTGGAGCCGACGGACCAGGAATCGTTCCAGGAGGCATATGATCTCTGAATTCTCCTTGATCTGCTCCAGCAAGAGAAGTTTCAGCCATTACCGTTACAACACCTGTTCCATCATTTCCGGTTTTCAGAGTTACTTTTACAAGTTCTTTTGCCACTGAGTCCAAATTCACAACATCCATAACTTCTTGGGCTGTAGAGAGTGGATCTCCACCAGGCGCACCCGCCGCACTAGTTTCTACATTCACGACAATTGCATTTCCAATTACATCAACCGTCAATGGAGTTTCAAAACCAGCAACGACATATTCGATAGTGATTTCCTCTCCAGCATCTCCCCGAACTAATGAAGTGAAAACAAGATCATTGTTTGTTCCAGTAAGATTCGTCGCAAGAAAGGCGAATGTTCCCTGACGAATCTGAGGCACATTTGCGAGTGGGGTATTCAGAATTCCATTAGCGGGATCAGAGATACTGACTGTTCTGACCCCCCGCCGAGCCACAGAGCCTCGGAAACGCCTCATCCCACCCCCTAGAAGCTGCCGAAAACCTGGGCGACCTACAGGAACACTCCCAGCCTTACCAGCCGTATCCTTGCCTCCTCCTGACAAGATTCTCGTCATAACCTCCTCCTATCGTTTGAATTTATCGCTGGCTACTGGAAAGGGATTACTTGTTTTTCGAACAGCATGGTTCTTACCATCTCTAAATTTCCTACTCTTAGAGATGGTTCCTTGAGCGTATGCGTAATCAGAAAGTCGTTTCAACGTTTTACCCACTTCGGTTTAGCAGGATGAATTTCTTTAACACCAGGAAGTCGTCTCTGTCTTGAAACAACTCGTCTTTTGCCGAAACTAATTGTTTTCATTGACTTTCCCGAAGATTCACGCTACCAACCTGCGCTCCACTTAGCTGAGCCAATGTAACTCCACTAAGGGAAGCTACAAAATCACGAGCCTTCGCAATAACCTCTTCTTCAAAAGCCTTCGCCTCCTCTTGTGTAGGGAAATCACCATGACCATTGATTGTAATTGCATAACTCATCTACGTCTCCTTTTCTTTCTTTGTTTACCAAGTTTCCGAAGTGTTAAAGCCAATCTCGCTCGTTGTCCTGTTTTTCCTTTCTTTTTGGCAAGAGCCCTTAACCTACTTACTGGAATTTTCTGTCCTTTCTTTACACCCGCAGTTTTCCGAAGGGCTCCAGGTTTCTTAATTGCAGATTTGATGAATTTCTTTTTGCGTTTGCGACGTTTACGAGCCATTACCGTCTTCTTCGCGCTCTAGCTCTTGCTGCTGCTCGTTGTTTAGGGTTTGCAGATCCACGATACGCCGCACCAAAAAGCCGCCTTTTCACACGCTTGCGAAGACGAATGGATCTAGGTCTGCCTCTTCTCACTATTCATTTCTCCCGCCCACAGGCTGTCCTGTTATGGGAACACGCCCATTACCTGAATTTGGCCCCCCACCAAGAGAAATAGGAGCAACATTCTGCTTAGCGTCTCGTGCCTCCTCCTCAGAAGGCTTCATATTGGTAATAATTCGTCGCAACCGACCACGAGCAGTATCGTCTGAAATCAATTGCCGCTCTTGTAGAAGCTCTAGGCTCATTGTCTCCTGCTGAAGCGCCTGAGCCATAGTCACGATTTCGTTAGGATCAACAGCATTCCATTCCAATTCAGGACGAACAGGAGCAAGTCGGTTGGCAGCTAGAACCATCTTGCAAAGCTGCTGAATGTAGGGCTCGAAATTCACTCTTTTACGTTCAATCTTGCGCGTGAAAATAAGAGTCTCTGCTTTATCGGCTGCACCTACATCTAACCCGAATGCCCAACGCGGAGTTTCCGACGAGATACAAATACAGTCAACTAGAAATTCAAGCAGAGTCTTGGAATCTCCAAGAACAGAACGAGCTTCCAAAAATGTCGCATCCTCCTCGGGTTGGAAGAACAGAATTTCAGAACCTTCCCATGAAATCTTACCATTGAAGGTTCCAGCAATAGGTCTTCCATCAGTGTCCTTTTCAAAAGCATCCGGAAAGTTGTTAGAAAGGAATACTTCAATGTCCTGAATCTTGAATTTTGCTTTAGGAATTGAATGCTGCTTATGCGCTTGGAGTGTTTGTCCAAGAACATCGTGAAAAGCCCGGATAAAGACATATGGAGTTTCCAAATCACTCTGACCGCCACCCAAATATGCCTCAAATTCATTATATACTTCAACAAGAGGCACAAACCCCCACGGATTCGTAGCATTCAGATCATCACGCTCCTCACCTGTCGTCTCGTCAAAATATCGGTATGCATCAGGCGTAATTTCCTCAATGATCTTGTGTATTCGAGTACGTGGCCCTTTGTAGGCCCGAAATACAAGCTGCTCATCAGCCTGCTCATCAAACTCTTCAATTTCGTGGATGATAATAGCTCTTGAAATCCACTTAGCATCCTGTGGATCATAGAAGATCACACAAGTCTCCGGGGGGACAATTTCAAGATAACCACAAGCAATTTCATCATCAACCATTAATGAATTCGGTTTAGACTTCCGAAAACGTACTACTGTTGAAGAGTCTCGACAAGAATCTCGAACAAAAGCCTGAATTTGATTTGCCCAATAGACATGAATACACTTGTCCAGAAACTCATCAACGATTTCATCACCAATTGACGAATGGGGAAGACCCAAAAAGGAAACAGTCAAGTCAATGATCGGGTGACAAAATCCAGATCCGAGATTAACTTCCTTTGCATCGTTTCTGTAGAGAGCCCTTGTCTTTTCAAAAGTCACACGAGAAACACCTACAATGGTTCTAGGCCAGAACCGATGCGTAATACTCCCTACAACCTGCCCAAATGATGTACGTAGTCCTGTAGACCACGCACTCGTCATTTCTGAAATCTTACGCTTGATTGTTGGGAGCATCGCTATTCTCCTCGCTACCAGTAGCCTTATCCATCAAGACTTTCAACCCTTGCTCGAACATATCAAAGAGTTGTGCAGCCTCTTCTTGAATTTCAGGAGGCGCAACACGGAATTGTTCAAGAGTAGTTTCATTACCCCCACGACCGATTGCGTCAAGCGGATCAAAGTTTTTCCTCTCGATCCGACTCAGTTTTGCTAACCCGAAACGATCAAAGATTTCACCAGCAGCCTTCAGCACCATCGCTTCATCCTTAGACGTTCTCATTACATGCGCGACTGCTTGAACCGCCTCGATCAAATACGCCCGACCAAGCTCTAGCGCAGCTTCAGGTAAACGCTCCTTCAGGTATAGGAGCTTATTCTGAAATTTTGGATCAGCAACAAAATCTTTTACCTGTCCCTTACTAACACCAACAATAGCTGCAATCTGACTATTCGAGTAGTTAGCCAATTTCAAAACAAGCGCCATCTCTTTGACAACAGATTCTTCACCAGGAATCTCAAAGCGGCGCCGTGTCTTAACATTGACCTTGTATTGCTTTTTCACACGCCGACGAAGCTTCTCCACTTCTTGATTGCGGTCTTCAGGTGTTTTCAGCTTACCGGCCATGTTGCTCACACCACTCCTCAAATTTCATTTGTTTATCTAAGTAAGCCTGAATCTCCTTCATCAACTCAAGCAATTTTGTTGGCCCCCAACTCTTCAAGTCATTCTCAATGCTATGAAGCTCGCTTGAATTACCCTGCACCCACAAGGGAACCAGCGCTCCTTAGAGCGTCACCAATTCCTCTAGGAATTCTCAAGGCAGGTTGCCGTAATGTAGCAACCCACTCAAACATATCCGCATGATGCCAATGATCGGGATTCTTATTTCGCTTCCAACGCGCCACAATCCGACCCCTCGCGTCCTCCTCTTCTACACGCACCTGTTGAATCATCATGTGGTAGAAACCATTGTAATCCCGGCGAATCATGTTTTCACCCATCTCCCGCGCATGAATTGGGAGAATAACTTTGCCATGAATATATTGATCCACCACAGCATCAAAAGCCATCGTTCGATCAATGACGACCTTGCTCGGCTCTCCATAGACAACTTTTCCGAAATCCGCAGCAACCTCAGTCTCAGGTCGATCTTTTTCAAATCCCAACCATACACGACCTGGATAACGTCGAGAAAGCTCAGACGCCTCACGCTTATCAGGATGAGCGTCAACGACGCACAA